GTACGATAAATTACCTATTAGTGCGTTTGTATGGAAAGATGATTACTTACACAGTGACCAATTACCTTTAGACACACTACAAATATGGGATTGTTTTGATTATGATATTACATTAATTAAAAAGCCTATGTTAGCAGACTGTGAATTCTTTGGTAAAGATAAAAAGATGCACAAAGGTGAATATATGTTTACACTTGATACTTGTCATTCACAACACTCAACACTAAATGTAAATTTTAGTGAACACGATCCAGAACACAAGAGTTTTAACTTTATTAAATTAGATAACGGACAGTTTGCCGCACAACCTAATAATAGAGTTATTTTTACAGACCAAAGTTTAGTAGTTGGAGATCGAAAGATGCCAGACTTTAAAGTTTGTACACAAAATTATACAGTAGAAAATAATCCTAAATGGTCAGTTGGACACACTGATGAATGGGCATATAAATCAAAAGATGAGGCAGAAAACATTGGCTAATGATAAAATTAAAATTAAAAGAACAATCGAATACACTGGACCTAACAAAAGAGATTACTTTTTAGCAGACTTATTTAAAAAAATACAACCAACAGTGGGTTGCGAAGTCGGCGTAAGAAACGGTAGAACAACATTTCATTTATTAGAAGCATTTCCAAAATTAAAAATGTATGCTATTGACTATGACATAAAGTTATTCTATAAAGATAACATGATAATAAAGTATGGTCCTAGGCTAAAAGCAATACAAGGACATAGTCATACAGTACACGAACAGATAGAAAACGGCAGTTTAGACTTCGTATTCATTGATGCTAGTCACGATTATGATAGCGTAAAAGGTGATATTGAATACTACACACCTAAATTAAAACCAAACGGCTGGTTATGTGGACATGACATGGATTTCCCAGGTGTAAACAAAGCAGTTAACGAACTGTTACCAAATGACCATCATATAGGTCCAAATAATGTTTGGTTTAAATGTTTAGACAAATCGGTGCCAATTCCGTTTAAATTACTTGACAACTAGCATAAATCTATATATAATATAACAAATTACTAAAAGGAGTCTCACATGAGTGACAAAGTATTTGGTGCTGAAGAGAAAGCAAAACTAATTCAGATCGTTAACGAAGGTGTAAATGTTTTGCAAGAAGTTACAGACCTACAAGAAGGTTTAAGAGATACTGTAAAAGCAGTAGCAGAAGAAATGGATGTTAAACCAAGTTTAATTAACAAAGCAATTAAGATTGCACAAAAAGGCGAATGGCATAAAGCCGTTGATGAGTTTGAAGACCTAGAAACTATTATGGTTACTACTGGTCGCGACAAACTCTAATGCAAAAGGTAAAAGATTTTTGGATCAACAGTTACAAAAGTGATCAGGTTGCTTTTGGATTCGAATTAATAAGTTTTATCTTTACAGTAGTAGCAAGTTTGACTTTGGCATTTAATGCTATAGATCCAAACATGTTAATTATATATCCGTTCTTCTTTGTAGGATCGGTTACACAATGCTACGCCGCAGTACGTAGAGGTGCGGCATGGGTAATGTTACTAACAGGCTACTTTGCCGTTATTAACGTATTTGGATACGGAGTTGCCGCCCTATGGTGGTAAACAAAAGGTGATTAAAATTGTGGGATATTTGGTGCAAGGCAATAGGAACAAAGGCATATGAAGATAACAATAAGGCTGACAGAGTGGCAATTATACGCACTGGGTGGGTGTTGCTACACATTTTTACTTGCATTGCTATTATCTTAAATGCAATAGCAAATCATGGTATGAAGTTATTTGGATTTTGATAAAAAAAGTCTTGACTTTGTAGTGGTAAGATACTATAATAGTAAATAGTGTTGAAGAAGGTTAGTTGGCCATAAGCAACATTACTGGTTTTTGCCAACCGAAAGTGGCATATAAAGGAGAAGATATTGAGTTATGTAGACGCACTCTGGGATCGTGATAAAGATATTATTAAGGTTGTAGAGAGAAATAAAAAAGGCGAAAGAGAGTTTCGCGAGTTCCCCGCAAGATATGTATTTTATTATGGCGACGGCAAAGGTAAACAGAAAAGTACTTTTGGTGATCCTGTAAGTCGTGTTGTTTGTAAGAGTTGGAAAGACTTTCTTAGGGAACAAAAGATTAATAAACATCGCGGACTATATGAAGCAGACATCAATCCTGTATACAGATTACTAGAAGAAAACTATTTAGGTCAAGATGCACCTAATCTAAACGTTGCATTTTTTGATATTGAAGTTGACTTTGATCCTGAACGTGGTTATAGTTCACCAGAAGATCCTTTTACTGCCATTACTGCAATTACAGTACATTTACAATGGCTTGATAGTCTTATTACACTAGCACTTCCTCCTAAAACACTTACAATGGAACAAGCAAAGGAAGAATGTAAAGACTTTCCTAATACATATTTGTTTGAAACAGAAGCAGAAATGCTTGATACATTTTTAGATTTAATTAAAGACGCTGATATTTTATCAGGCTGGAACAGTGAAGGTTATGATATTCCTTATACTGTTAACAGAATTACAAGAGTTTTAAGTAAAGAAGATACAAGACGTTTTTGTTTATGGAACGCTTATCCTAAGAAAAGAGTATATGAAAAGTTTGGTAGAGAACAAGAAACATATGATCTTATAGGACGTCAACACTTAGATAGTCTTGAACTATATCGTAAGTACACATATGAAGAACGACACACTTATCGACTAGATGCTATTGGTGAACTAGAAGTAGGTGAAAAGAAAACTGAATATGAAGGTACATTAGATCAATTATATAACAATGACTTTAAAACATTTATTGAATATAACAGACAAGACGTTCTGTTGTTAGATAAACTTGATAAGAAATTACGCTTTATTGATCTAGCAAATGAACTTGCACATGCAAACACAGTGTTACTACCAACAACAATGGGTGCTGTCGCAGTTACAGAACAAGCAATTATTAACGAAGCACACAGACGTGGTTATGTTGTACCTAATAGAGTACACAGAGAGCCAGGTTCATCGCAGGCGGCTGGTGCATATGTTGCATATCCTAAGAAAGGATTGCATGACTGGATTGCATCAATGGATTTGAATTCACTGTATCCTTCTGTTATTAGAAGTTTGAATATGGATCCAGCAACAGTTATAGGACAACTTAAACAAAACCATACAGAAGAATTTATAGGCGAACAAATGAACTTTAAAAAGAAGTCATTTGCAGGTGCTTGGGAAGGAAAGTTTGGTAGTCTTGAATATGATTATGTAATGGAACAACGCAAGGACGTTGAAATTACTATTGATTGGGAAGGTGGCGAAAGCGATACATTAAGTGCCGCAGAAGTTTACAAACTAATTTTTGATAGTAATCAACCATGGATGGTTAGTGCTAATGGTACATTATTTACAACAGAGTTTGAAGGTATTATTCCCGGACTACTAAAACGTTGGTATGCTGAACGTAAAGAAATGCAGGCTAAAAAGGTTGCGGCACAAGATGCAGGTAATAAAATTGAAACTGCTTTTTGGGATAAAAGACAACTTGTTAAAAAGATTAACCTAAATAGTTTATATGGAGCAATCCTAAACCCAGGGTGTAGATTCTTTGATCATAGAATTGGGCAAAGTACTACACTTACAGGTCGTGCTATTGCAAAACATATGAGTGCAAAAGTAAATGAAATTATTACAGGCGAGTATGATCATGTAGGTAAAAGTATTATATATGGTGATACAGACTCTGTGTACTTTAGTGCTTATACTAGTTTACGTGCAGAAATTGACAAAGGAGATATTCCTTGGAATAAAGAAAGTGTAATTCAACTGTATGATCAAATATGTGAAGAAGCAAATGTAACTTTTCCAAAGTTTATGGGAAATGCATTTCACTGTCCTAAAAGCAGAGGTGAAGTTATTGCCGCTGGTAGAGAAGTTGTTGGTGAAAAAGGATTGTTTATTACTAAAAAACGTTATGCAATTCTAATATATGACAATGAAGGATTTAGAACAGATACAGATGGTAAGCCTGGTAAAGTAAAAGCAATGGGTTTAGATCTTAAACGTTCTGATACTCCTGTGTTTATGCAAGACTTTTTAAGTGAAGTATTGTTAGCAGTACTAACAGACGGTAAGGAAGTTGAAATACTTGATATGATCACAGATTTTAGAACTAAATTTAAAGCAAGGCCTGGTTGGGAGAAAGGTTCCCCTAAACGTGCAAACAACGTAACAGACTATCTTGCTAAACTTAAAAAATTAGGCAAAGTAAACATGCCTGGACACGTTCGTGCTTCTATTAATTGGAATACATTAAAAGATATGAACGGTGACAAATTTAGTATGCAGATTGTAGACGGTATGAAAGTTATTGTTTGCAAACTAAAACAAAATCCAATGGGATATACTTCGGTTGCGTACCCAACGGACGAACTAAGACTACCAAAATGGTTCCAAGAACTGCCTTTTGAAGATGACGAAATGGAAACTGCAATCATCGATAAAAAGTTAGATAATCTAATTGGAGTGCTAGATTGGGATATTAAATCAACCGAACAGAAGAATACATTCAATAATTTATTTGACTTTGAATGATTTTCTAAATATAATAGTATATAAGGAACGGAGAAAACTATGAAAGACATTTTACAAGACATTGTTGCACATACACATGCACTTGGCTTTCTTAACATTGTTAAGGTCAATGGTGATGATGCACAAACAGGTATCGATAGCATGGCAGAGGATCGCTCTGTGATCATGCAGGCAAATACTAAAAACGCCCAAGTAGAGATGAAGGGTACGTTTGGTATGCCAAACTTAAACAAACTAGACATTCATTTGAAGTGTCCAGAATATAAAGACGAAGCAACTATTGATGTTGTACGTCAAGATAGAAACGGTGTACAGATTCCAACCGGTATACACTTTGAAAACAAAACAGGTGACTTTAAAAATGATTATCGTTTTATGAACGCAGAAATCATTAATGAAAAACTTAAGACTGTTAAGTTTAAAGGTGCGGCATGGGACGTAGAAGTTTCACCTACTATGGCAAGTGTACAGAGATTTAAAATGCAGGCAACTGCAAACGCAGAAGAAACTGTGTTTACTGTACTTACAGATGGCACAGACATTAAGTTCAAGTTTGGTGATGCTAGTACACACGCAGGTGAATTTATTTTTGCTACAGGTGTAACAGGTTCACTTAAAAATGAATGGGCATGGCCAGTACAACAAACACTTGCTATTTTAAGTTTAGATGGCGACAAAGTAATGAAGTTTTCAGATCAAGGTGCTATGCAAATTCAAGTAGACAGTGGTTTGGCAACTTATGAATACATTTTGCCTGCACAATCTAAATAGGAGATATAATGAATACGGACTTAACAACAGAACAAAAAGACTACGCAACGTTTTTACCGGCGTTGAGTGGTTTCTATGCTACCTTTATAGGTAAGCAACGCAGAGAAGAATACGTTGATAAGAGTCGTATTCCGTATCCTAGTATGGAAAGTATGAATTGGTTAAACAAGAAAGAAGGACTGTTTAACTATCATTGGTCATTATATTCCGCAGGACATGCCGAACTAGATATTAATAAAGATGCACCTAAAGAAGATATGGTACGAGATAGAGATCGTAACAATAGTTGGATGTTAGGTGACTCAGGTGGTTTCCAGATAGGTAAAGGTGTGTGGGAAGGTGATTGGAAAGATCCTAATTGTCCTAAAGCACAAAAGAAACGTGAGCAAGTACTTGCGTGGATGGACGCTTATATGGACTATGGTATGATACTTGATATTCCGGCTTGGGTAGCACGTTCACCAGCAGGTGCAAAAGCAACAGGTATTGACAACTATCAAGATGCCGTTAATGCTACACGTATTAACAACGACTACTTTATGAAACACAGAAGCGGTGCTTGTAAATTCTTAAATGTATTACAAGGCGAGAATCATGCTGATGCAGAAGATTGGTATCAACAAATGAAAGATTACTGTGATCCTAAAAAGTATGAAAATCATTTTAATGGTTGGTCGATGGGTGGACAGAACATGTGTGATGTACATCTAGTATTAAAACGTTTAGTTGCATTACGCTTTGATGGATTACTTGAAAAGGGCAAACATGATGTTATGCACTTTTTGGGTACTAGTAAATTAGAGTGGGCAACATTATTAACAGATATACAAAGAGCAGTTCGCAAGTATCACAATGAAAACTTTATGATTACATTTGATTGTGCTAGTCCGTTCTTAGCCACAGCAAATGGTCAAATTTATTGTGAACTTGAAACACAAGATAGAAGCAAATGGGTATACAGAATGGTACCTAGCATAGATGATAAAGCACTTGCTACAGATACTACGCCTTTTGCACAAGCATTTGTACGTGAAGGTAAACATGGAAGTTTTAAAGATTCACCACTTACACAAAACTTAAAAGCCAAAGATGTTTGCATTTATGCTCCAGGTGATCTAAATAAAATAGGTAAAGAAGGAAAGACATCGTGGGATAGTTTTTCTTATGCGATCCAAATGGGTCATAATGTATGGAGTCATATCAATGCAGTACAAGAAGCAAACAGACAATACGACAATGGAATCATTCCAAACATGCTTGTCGAAGAGTCCTTTGACAGGTTATTTTTTAAAGATGTTGTGGAAGCAATATTTGCAACTTCAAACAGAGACGAAGCAAATCAAATAGTAGAAGAATTTTCAAGGTTTTGGATGTCTATTATTGGAACTAGAGGTGCTACTGGTAAGAAGACAGTTAATGCTAGTACACAATACACAAACCTATTCGAGGAGGTATAATATGACTAACGTAGAAAAGATAGATAAGTTAAACAATAGACTGCAAAGCCTTATTGCAAAACACAAACTAGTACATGAAAAAGTTGAAGTTGCAGAAGCAGAAAAAGTACAAGAAAAGTTTTTAGTAGAAATGAAAAAACAAAAACTTTCTCTTAAAGACGAGATGTGGAAAATTAACTTAGAAATAACTTCATTGGAGGCACAAAGTGAAGCGTGATTATGATAATGGTGTTAAGGACGATGTTGTTTACTTCACAGGTTACGAAGTAGAAAAAACTCCAGCATTTGAAGAACACACGTTATTTGTAGTAGGGCCTAGACCATTACAAGAAGTATTAAAACAAGCAAAGAAAAATGCAGTAGATCATATTTACTTAGGTGCTAATCAAAGTTTTAATATTGATGGCGGTACAAGTTATGCTTGGGACGAACTTGTAAAAGGTTTACTTAAAGAAAGTTATATGGTTACACTAGATTATGATGTAAGATATCATGAATATGTTATCGAAGCAGGATATAACGAATATAATAAATTTATTAGTATGATTAGTGTTAAACTTCCGTATATCGATCATTTAAATTATAATGCTTGTATTAAGATTGATGATAAAGACTTTAAAGCATCTAACGTAGGTGTTTGGGTACATTATGCTAGAGATTTACAGCCAAGAGATAAGTTTACTGATTGGGCAAAATATGAGAACGATAATCCTACAAATTAACTTGACAACTGTACAGAAAGAATGTATTATAAATGAATAGTCAAAGAGAACCTTATTATGATTATATGTTAAGAAGAACAAGAGAAGAAAACGAAAAGGTAATTATGGAAAAC